GGGCAACTGGCTCATAGCCCCAACTCGAAAGAGTTAGCTATGGTTTTTATAATACTGTTAAATAATAAAGGAGAAAAGATATGGCAGTAGTTAATGGAACTGCGTATTGGGCAAGTATTAAAACACCTAATACCAAATTTGAACCTGTATACACAGTCAACCTAGTAGTTGATGAAGATACAGCAAATGATTTTGCGTCAAGAGGACACAAGATCAAACAGATGGATGAAGGTCCATCACTTGTTATCAAACGAAAAGTTAATGGACCAAATGGAATGGTTCGTACAGCACCTAGATTATTAGATGCTGAAAAGAATGAAGTTAATTATTCAGTTGGTAATGGTTCTAAAGTAAGAGTACAATTCAATGAGTACGAAGGCGAGAATAAGTATGGTCCTTATACAGGGTTAGACTTACAAGCTGTTCAAGTACTTGATCTTGTTGAGTACCGAGCTGAAGATGGTGCAGAATTGTTAGATGGGGAGGAATTCTAATGGTAGATACTCCACAATTTCAAGGTGCACCAATCACTATAAATCAAGACGATGGTTCGTCTAAGGTTTATGACACAGGATTGTTATCACCTGAAGCACAGCAGGCTGTAGATATGATTGCCTTTATTGGAAGATTAAGGAATGTATTAGATGCGTCTGGACAGGTATTCAGTAATGTAGTAACCAGTAACTTAACAGAAGAAGCTATGGTCGAAGAACTAGCTTCCGAAGAAGAGGTTGTTGAAGAGGACAGTGCTGATGAAGAAGACACTAAATAATAGTGTCGACAACTCGAGGGCAGGTTGTAGTGGCTTGCCCTCATTTTTTTATGAGGAGAATAAATGGAGAAAAGTACTTGGGAAAAACACAAACTACCTTGCCCTAAATGCGGAGGTAGTGACCCAGTATCTACAAACACAGATGGTTCAGGCTATTGCTTTAGCTGTAACCATTATTTCAAAGACTATCAACAAGAAGTTGATGGGAATATTGTAGACATGGCTTCACACAAAGAGCCTAGTACATTTTTAAACTCATACACAGGAGTCTTTGGTGACTTAACAGATCGTAAGATCAGTGAGAATGTCGCAAAGAAATATGCTGTGCGTGTAGTTTATGACAGTCAAGGTAAAGTAGCTAAGCATATCTATCCTTACTATAATAGTAATGAGATTGTTTCTACTAAGACACGAACTGTAAGTACAAAAGGTTTTACCGTTGATGGTGGCTATGAAGGCACAGGTTTGTTTGGAGAACAACTCTTTGGTAAGGGAGGTAAGTACCTCACGATTACTGAAGGTGAGTGTGATGCAATGGCTGTGTATGAAATCTTTGATAAGAAGTGGGCATCAGTTTCGATAAAGCGTGGTGCTCAAGGTGCAGTCCGAGATATTAGAGACAGCATAGAGTTTGTGGAATCATTTGATAATGTTATCATTTGTTTTGATAACGACAAACATGGCAGAGAAGCAGCCCGTAAGGTTGCTCGTATTATAAAACCGGGAAAAGCTAGGATCGTTACTTTACCTGAGGGTTTTAAAGATGCTAATGCTATGCTTGAGCAAGGACAGTACGCACAGTTTACGAAAGCATGGTGGGATGCTAAGACATACACACCATCAGGTATCATGGAACTGTCAAGTGCTAAAGACAAATGGTTGTATCGAGAGCAGAAAGAAAGCATTGCTTATCCTTGGGAAGGATTAAACAAAAAGCTTTATGGTATGCGTAAAGGAGAGTTAGTTA